TTCGATCTTGCCGTTCATATATCCGACGTACCGCCCCGCGCTCACGAATGTGTTGACGCTGAATAACGGCGTGTCAACGCCAGCGACCGACGGCGAGACGAGAGTGTTGGTTCCGTTCTGCATTCCACGGGGGGGTTCCGTGTTCCGTTTCACACCAGCACTCCCGGGTAAATCGTTCCCGCAAAACTCGATGTTGATCCTCCGTTAACGGTCGCGATACCGAGATCCGTAGACGCCCAAGTTACCGGGCCAGTGTGCGACGTACCCGCAACGGGTGTTCCACCGTTGACGGCGCCAGACCAGTCGCCGGAGACGAAATCAAGATCAAGCTCGATCTCGTCTCCTACTCCCGGCGATCCCATCGCAGCATTGGTGAGCGTGCGTGTCACTCCGCCCGTGTACCATCGAATGTCGCCCGAGGTATTGAGGCACAAGATCCGGTTGTTCGCGTCGATGTAAAGCGGCGTGATGTTCGCGGACTTGTAGTCGCTGCCCATCACCATCTTGAACTTCCATCTCGCGCCGCCATAGACGCTCCCATCGACGTCGACCGCCGCGATCGATTCAAAGTCCGTGGAACCTACCGCGGGAATCGTCGCCGTGAGCCATAGCCATGGCGGAGGCGCTGCGCCGCCGTTTTGAATCGGTCCCGCTAGGATTCCCGCAAACATTAGGCGCGCCCCGTCTCATCGAAAAACCGAAGGTCCGTCCAGCCGCTTTCGATCTCGCGTTGAAACGGAATCGTCACCGGCTCCACTTCGTTGTGCATGATCGACGGCATGGACCCATGGTCAACCAACCGCGGTGAAGTCGCGAACGCATCGACTCCCGCGCTCCACAAAAAATCGCTGATCCGCCAATCGTCGTGCTGCCCGTATCGCTCGGCCATCCCGAGCGCGTCGCCGTGCTCGATCATCCGCTCAACCAAAAAACTCGGGACGATCAACGCCGGCGTTCCGAAGCGACGCACGCGCACCCATCGCAAGCCCTTGTTGATCGCCGTCTGCGCGGAAGGTCGCACAAGGTAGAGCACGATCGCAGAGTCCGGGCGGGCTGAGATCACACGCTCGACGTGCTCCGAAAAGTCAGCGCACAACGTCACGTCATCCTGCACAACCAGACAGTGACTTTCGCCGCGCGAGAGACACGCAAGCCAAGCGCGCCGCGCGCATTCCCACGGGCCTTCCTCGTTTGTATCCATCGTAACGGGTGCGCCGAGTTGAAGCGCGAGCGCGTGCGCGCTCTGCACTCTCGACGGATGCGCCATGACTTCAACGGCTACGCTCACGGCTGAAGATTCCCGCTAATGAATACCGTGTTGGTTCCGTGCCACGTGACGGTGGCTTGCCCCCATCGCAACGCGATCTCTGGCGTGGGTCCTTCAATGCATCGAATGTCGACGCCCGAGTCGCCAACAAACGAAACCGTGCCCCATTCACTCTCGCGAGAGATCAAAACGGAATCGCCCGCCGTGCCCACATCCACCGTCACAACGCACCCATAGTCCGCGGTGTATTTGATGTGTCCGTTGTTGTCGCTTGCGCTGAGCGAGTCGGTGCTGGCGGATACCGTCGAGACGGCCATCCGCACCTTCGCGCCCGCGTCGATCCCATCCAGCTTCGTTTTGTCCGCGCCCGTCATGAACCCCGCGGCGCCCGCGGCGATCGCGTCAGCGTGCAACGTTCCGCCGCCCCGCGTTCCGTGCGCGTGCGTGTGATTTGAGCGAGCAAGCGAAGTCGCCGCACCCTCCGCATTGGTGGAGTCCGTAAGCTCCACAGCGGCCGCGGTGCTCACGTCGTGCTTGTGATCGGCGCGCGCGGGTTGCGTGCTTGTCCCGATCGTTGCCGCTGCTTTCGTTAGCAACGCGGGCGCGGTATTGCTCTGGTGACTGTGATCCGATCTCGCAAGCGTGGTCGCCGAACCCTCGCCAGACGACGTGCCAACGCCAGCCGACGCTGGAGCCGCCGTTGAAATGTCGTGTTTGTGATCGGCGCGCGCCGCATCGGCGGACACTCCAACCACGGCGGCCGATTTGGTAACCGCGTCGGGTGCGCTCGACGTGACAATGACACCACCACCACCAACGAGCGCGTCGATTGAATCGAGCGCCGCTTGGACTTCAACTCCTGAAATATTGGTGAAGCCTGAGTCGTCGACCGTGATCTTGTCCGCGTCGTAATCGCCAGCCGTTGCGACCACTGCGCCAGTTCGCGAAAACACGCTGGCCACTGCGCCCGCGGCGCCCGTGATGAGTGCAGCGTCCGCGCGCTTCGAAACGCCGGATTGAGTTGTCAAAAACTCGTCGGTTGAGTTTACGACGGTGGCTTCCGTTAGTTCGCTCAGTTTTTTAGGCATCGTTCATTCTTTCGTCTCGCACGTTTCAGAACGCGTCCGGTCCGTTCACCGTGTAGCTGAGTCGGATCGCATGGACATCGTCCTTGTTCGTTCCCGCGTCATTCCCCGCCGCGATCCTCAAAACCAGGTCCGAAGTGCGCCCGACCGCTTCCGAAATGGCTCCGCTCGAAATAACTTGCACGGACGTTGACCCGTCGTCGGTTGCGGTAAAGATCGGACCGACCGCTACCGGGATCGCCGGCGTGATCCAGTTTGGCGTTTGCCGCGCAAGTGTGACGGTCATTCGATCACCAACCGTTGCGCGAGCCGCGCCTGGACCGACCATGACTTCAACGCCGGTAAGCGTGGCGATGATCGGCAAGTAGCGCGATACGTCGTCGAGTAGTAGCGCAAAATTTACTTGCGACGTTAGAGAATAACCCGTCCCGCCGCTGGTAAAGTTTGCAGCCGTCCATATCCGCCCAGCCGTTGTTGACAGCAGCCCCGCTTGCATTGCGAACGGAGAGATCACGCGCTTCAAGTTTCGCGGTGCGACGTACTCAAACTCGCCAAGTCCCGACACTCCGCCGCAAAGCTCAACCAAATATCGGGTCCGGTCTGCCAAGCCTTGAACGCTTGTCGTGACGATCGACGCAGCGTCGAGCGGGTCGCCGTCAGCTGGCGCAGTGACCGGATCAACAAACGTGGTTCCGTCCGTAATATTTTGAGGCATCGTTTCTTCTTTCTAGCAAGTAATGACGGCGGGAGATAGTCCGCCGCCCCACGTTTTCCCAGCGTCGCCCCACATAATACCGGGAGGCAATCCCCACGCGTAGCCGCCCGCGGGCATGAGTACGATGTAGATACGGTCCACGTGCGCCGCGTTCCATTCGTGCGCTATCGCGCAAAGCATTTTGTGATCGTCTGACGTGAGATCGAAGATCGAAACGGAGACGACGATCTGCTCGCCGTCTTCCGTGAGAATCGGGTCGCCGTCTTCCGTGATAAGCGCAAAGTTGAGAACGCTTCCGTCGAGGTAGAACACCAAGTAGAAGCGCGCCCAGAATGGCGGGTCCGCACCGTCGCCCGTCCACGTTGGAATGGTTGAGCGAGTGAACGAACCGTCCGCCGCAACCGTGACGCTCGCGCCGTCTTGGTTTATGTATTGGATCGGACAGTTGTTGAGCGCGAGGAAATATTTGTGGAGTTGCGTCAGCAGCGCGTACGCTCCGCCACGTGTTCGGTGCGCATCCCACCACCCGCGCAAGCGCTCCGCGTACGCCTCGTCCGACTCGCCCGGTCCACGCAGGATCCTGCGCTCGCGCCCGATGAGTGATAGCGCGTTCGGATGAATCGTTGCCGCGTTGCTTTCACTTCCGCCAGGAAAGCGAAGTGCGATCGACTCTGACGATCGATCTTGCTCCGCGTCGACGGGCGTTGCCATGCCTTTGACAGCGGCGGATCCAACCGTGCGACGCAGCCACGGCGGAAGCTCGCGAAGCGCCGCGTTTTTCCAGTCAAACTTCACGAGACAATGTTCACGGTTCGGGTGAACGTTCCAGCAACGGGCGCGAAGTCCGCCGTGATCACAAGGTCCGCGGGAGGCAACGCGAGGTCCAGATCAATCAAGTTTGCCTGACCCACTGCCGCGCCAATCACGCTGACGATCGCATCCGTGAACACGTAACCCGATCCCGCAACCTTCCGCACGCCACCGATCGGAACGTCCGCAAAGTAGTTTGTGAGCGCCAGGTCGATCGCGTCGCCGAGTTGTGTTTCGGTGAGACCGGACGTCGACTTGACCCAAACTTCGTACGTAACCGCGACCGCTTGCGCCGTTGCCGCGGCAACCGTTGCCGTCACCGCAAGCGGAACGACTTGTGTTTGGATCGCCTCATCGACGGCTCCAAGCGCCGTCGCCAAATCTCCAACCGTACCAGTCAAAGATCCCGCGCCATCGGCGACGACGACCGCCACGTTCCCCATTCCGTCGGGCGTCACCGTGGCGCGCGTTACGCCCGCGGGTTGACCGTCGCTTGTCATCGCTGAGAACGCGACGTAGCGGTACGCGTCGCCCGGTCCGTTGGGCGATAGCGTCGCCGTCTTTGCGAGGCAACGCTCCCGCAGTTGCGCGTCCGTCTCCGCATCCTGCCCGACAAGCGCCGCGGCATTCGAAACCGTCACGCCTAGCAGCACGGTTTCGAGATCGTCAACGTCTCCCGGTGACGCAGTGGAATCGGCGCCAAGCTCGACGGCTTGAAACGCTACCGTCTCCTCTCCGGACGCAGCAAGCGTAAACGCTTCCGTGTTCCGGTAGGTCTTCCCCGTCGTTGTGTTGAGCGCGATCACGTCACCGATTCCAACCGAGAACACTCCGCCCGCCGTGTTGGTAAGCGTGACAAGTCCAGACGCAAACGTTCCATTGTTTTTGTCTACGTCGTAGACTTCTTTGGCGACGACGACGAGCCAATCGCCGCTCGCTAGTTCGATGAATCCAGACTTGGCTAGTTCCTGCTGGAGCATCGAAAACGCGGAGAGCACGATCGCATTGCCAGCAATGATCGTCCGCGCGATCGCGCCAGGCTTCCAGCTTGTCGTCTTCACTCCAAGCGCTTCGATCGCAGCGTAGATCGCCGCTTTCACTTCGGCGACCGAAAGCGGCGCGGTTAGTTCTTCAAGAGTTGCCATTCTATTTCGCCTCCTCGATTTGTTCTAGCACAAGCCCCGCGTCGCTTGCGTTCAACGTGAGCGTGAACGGTCCGAGCAACGCGGCGATCGGCTGCACTTGGATTGAGATCAAAAGCGATTGTCCGTTCGGCGTTGGCGCAACGCGCACCGTCAACGCGCCGACGCGATCGTCAAGCGAAAGCTCCGCGCGGATTTGTCCCGCGATCTGCCGAATGCCTGCCGCCGTAGTACCGGCGTTCAGGTAGGACGAAACCGAGATTCCCCAGTTTTTGTCATCCGGCAACGATCCGCGCGGAGTATCCAGTCGACGCACAAGCGACTGCGCGAGCGCAAGCGTTGTGAATCCGTCCGTCTCCGCCATCGCGCGCGACACGTCGAGCGCGCCCGAAATGTCGGACCCGTAACCGAACGGCGGATCGGGAAAGTCGACCGCTTGCACAAGCAACGCAAGCGACTCGGCGATGTGTTCGCGTACGATCATTTACTCAACCAATACTTTCGAGCTTGGCGCGGGCGATGGGTCCGGCGTCGCGGGCGCGCTTGAAGCGACGCCGGACAATCCAGTCACTGCGCCCGACCCGTTCGCGTACGTGCCAACGTCGTGAACGTGTGTGTCAAGCCATGACTTGAGAGACGATCCAAGCGCAACGCCTTCCGTGGCCGCGTCGCTACCTAGTCGCAACGTTGACACAACGGACAAATCCAACTCGGTTGGAGCGTGGCCTTCCTCGCCTTTGCCAGCGTACGCGGTGACGATCGGCAGCGTGCGGTCGCCTTCCAAAAACTCAACCAACACGATCGACCCGCCCGCCAACTTTGCGTGTGCGCCCGCAACGCCAGGCTTTTGCGAAATGGGCAACACGTCAGGCAATCCGGGACGTGAAACGACCGCTTGCAGCTTCACGCGATCGGCGCTCATTTCCACAACTCGGTAGCGGTAGCGCCCGAACAAACGGCGGCGCGTCACCGCTTCCACTGCCGCGACGATCAACCCCGCCAAGCGTCCACGCCCGCCCGCCGTCCCGCCGCCCCAGACGACGACGCGCATATTGTCTGGGGAAATGGTCGCCTTAATCTCAAACGCCGTTAGCGGGGCTGCTAGGCCGGTTGAGAACGTCGAGCCGATCCAAACTTGCGAGAGATCGTCAACGGCCAGCGTCACCAACCCTTCGCCCGGTTGACACTCCAAAACCTCGTACGCGTCTGTGGGCGCATCGACGGCGGCGCGAGTGCCCACGATCGTCTCGCCCGCTTGGTTGATCCACCATGCGGCTCCGCCCGCCGCATCTTCAAGCGCGCGCGCCGCGGCGCCCGACTGCCGCGCATAGTCCACGCCAACCTTCGCGGCCGTCGCCTCAAACGCGCCGAGAGTTTCGCCCACTTCGCGTGCGGCATCTTGCGCGACTGCGAGCGCCAGCACGCCCGCGTCGTTGTGATAGTGCTTTGCCGCTAGCAGATCGCCCCACCCGTTGGCGCCCGCAACAATCCGCGTCCGCCGTTGCTCGCCGAATACGCCGTTGTGTCCGGCGTCCACGGTACCGCTGAGCGCAAGCGCGCCAAGGTTGAGCGTCACGCGCGCACCGTCCGCAATGTCGGGCGCACCTTCGAACACAACCTCCGCCCACCACGGACCGATGTTGGGAACGCGGAGCGTCCCTTGGATCACCGTCTCTCCGTTCACGTTTGCGTAGGCGGTCATAGGCTGTTCAGCGGTGAGAGCGCATTTGAGATCGAACCGATCCCATTGTTTTCTATGATGCCTTGCAAGTTTTGAATCGCGAGATCGACGCCTTCAACGGGGCGTTCCTCAGACGAGCCGACGGATTCGAGCGTGCGCACCGGCAAACGAAACTCGATCAACTTAATGTCGATCGACCATTCACCGTCCGCCGTTTGTCGTGCGCCAAGCACGTCCTCAACCACCACTTTTGTGATCCCGTTGTCTTCCAAAATCGGGTGCCAAATGTCGAGCGCCTGCCGCGGGCGGGTGCCTACCGCGGGTCGATCCAAAAGCGGGCGCCATTCGTGCCACGCCGCGAAGTCTTCCGCCGTGTAAAGTCGCAACGTCAGCAACGGGCGCGCGAGTCCGTTCCCGCGATAGACCACGCGCGATCCGCTGAGCGCATACCCTTTTCGTTCATCCCACCGACGCGGGCTCGATACGTTGGAAAGATCGGCAAGTCCCGGCGATCGTTGGTTCGCTAGCAACACGTAATCGATCGGCTCCGAGATTGGATCAAACGCCACGCGCCGCTCCTAGTTCAATGTTCACGCCTTCAAGCACCGACGCCAACTCATCGCGAAATGCGATCGCCATCGCGCGCGGGTCGCTCGACTCGCCGGCGCTCACGCTCACGTCACCAATGGAAATCGAAGTGCTCGACGCGCGCCCGCCTCCCATCGGTTCCTCAACCAGACCGCCCGTTGCGCTTTCGAGTTGCGGCGCGTTGGTTTCGATTCCAAGCACCGCGCCGTCCACAATGTTGCGGCCGAACGAGGCGAACACTTTCGACGGCGACGCGATGCCCAACGAATCGGCAAAGCCCTTTGCGCCCTTCTCCGCCAGTTGGTTGAACGCAGCTTCCACGCGCGGAGTGCCGCCCGTGATCGCGTTCACGATCCCGTCGATCATGTCGCCCACAAAATCGGACACCGCTTCGAACGCGTCGCCGATCGCTTCGATTGCTAGAATGATTCCAACCGCTAACAATGCGATGAGACCGATCACTAGCAGGAACGGAAGCGCCACCAAAAACATCGCGACCGCAAGCGCGAGCGCTGCAACCGTGGCGAGCGCGAGTATGCCAACGAAGATGGCAAACGCAGCGATGCCCGCATAGACCGCAATCTTGGCGGAGTTTGCGTCGCCAAGGAATCCCGGGAACACAGCCTCCAGTTGGTTGCGCAAACGAATGATTCCAATCCCAGCGATGAGTGCGCCGATCACCATTCCCTTGAAGAAGTTTGTAATCATTGGCGACGCTTCGCCAACCTTGTCGATGATCGGCTGAAACAACGCCTCGAACAACGACTTGAGCGCGCGGCCGCTTGCGGTCGACTGCGACAAAAGCGAGCCCACCGAATCGAGCGCCGAGAGCATCGGCTCCGTGTTCAGTCCGCCGAACAAACGCGCCAAGTTTTTGTTGAGCTTCGTGGTTTGATTTTCGAGCGAGAGCATGACGCGTCGTGCCATCGGGCCAAGCTCGTCTCGGTACCGCGCCGCAAGGTCCGACACGTTGCCGCCCGCGAGTCGAGCGTTGACGGCAAGCGCACGAAAACGATTTGCGCCGCGCTCGCCTTGCACCATCGCCGCAAGGCCCATCGCTTCGACGGCTTCCGTCAGCGCATCGCCTCGCAATCCCGCGCGCGTGAGCGATTGCGCGTAGCCTCGCAACGTGTCGCGCCCAACGTTCGTTGAATCGCTCGCGCGATCGATCGCCGACTGGTAGTCGTTGACGCTTGCCGTCTGTCGACCGTACGCGCGATGTAGACTATTCAGTCCTTCGATCTGCAACCCTTCCGATCGTCGCGCGTCGCTCGCGCCAACCGCAAACTTTGCGAGCGCAACGCCCGCACCTAGCGCCGCCGTTGCGAGCTTGACCAGTCCGGCGACAAGCGCGAGCACTCCGATTGCCAACCCAGCGGCCAGCGCGATCGGCGACATGAGCGCGGACCCGAGCTTGCCCATTCCCGCAGTCAGCGCCCCTAATGGACCCTTCGCGCTTGAAAGTGATTCAAACAAACTCGCCGCTTTCGGCGCGGTCTTTTCAAACGTGCCTCCGAGTTTTACGAATGCTTCCTGGTTCGTTCCGATCTTCGCTTCCAATGCCTTCGATTGGTTGCTCAGTTCTTTGAACGCGTCGCCGCTTTGAAGTCCGGCTTTCTTCATTTGGCGCATGGCCTTTTGAAGTTGCGAAAGCGATCTGGTGTCAGCCTCGATTGCAGAGCGCAGAGTAACGAGCGCGGACGCAGCTTGTTTTGCCGCGCCGCTCGTTTCGTCTTTCAGCGCAATTGCGAATGTGGATCTTTCGTCTGACACTTTGAACCCTATTTAGCTGGCGAAAGCAGCCTTTTGATTTGCTTCACGTCGTGAATGACTTCCGCAAGCATCATCGCGCCGACTTGTGCGCGGATCAACTCCGCGTCCGTTTCCTGGTCTTCGTTCCCGAGTGCTGCGAGCAAGCAAGCGGCGCCGACTCCAAAGTCGCGGCGCGCTTCCCCGCGCAGCGCTAAGATTTTCCCGCGACCTCCTTTGCTTTAAATCCTGCAAGCTCAACCACTTTGTTTGCCGCGTGGTCGAGCGTTGCCGGCAACTCTTCGATCATGCGATCGAAGCGTTGCGCGTCCGGATAGACCAGCGACTTCCGCACGAGCGCGTCAAGGTCAGCGGTCTTTGCTTCGCCGCGGTCGCGGAAGCGTTTGTAGACTGCCGGGTGCGGTCGCTTGACGATCACGCAACCAATCGCGGTGCGTACGATGGCGATCCTATGCGCTCCGTGATCGTCTTCCGCTTGCGCGATCGCTTCCGCGTCGTCGGCTTCGATTTCCGCCGCCTCAACTGCGCGGGCGCCTGCGCTTTTTTCTTCCGCTTGCGCGCGCTTCGCTTCCGCGGCGCGTGTTCGCTCGCGCGCTTTCGCAAGTCGCGTGTCTAGGTCCGTCATCGCTGCGTTTGTTTCGTCCATTGCTTGCCCCTTATGGTTCATTCTTCATCGGTTCCCAGCCCCATTTGCTCGGATCCGGAGTCGTTTAGATCGTCAAACAATGGCGGGTTGTTTGACGCGTGCTCGATCGTTTCAGCAAGCCAACGCGACCCGCTTTCGGCGTAGTGCGGAACCATTTCACAACCGAGAAACGGATGGCCTTCTAGCACTGCCGCGACGCCGTGCGCGCCCGACCCGCTAAACGGATCGATGATCGGTCGCCCGCGTTCAACGATGCGCGAAACCATGCGCAACATTTCGACCGGCTTTTGTGTCGGGTGTGTTTTGTCGCGCGATACCGGGAAGCGCAAACAACCCGGAAGGACGGGCGCGTTGCGGTCAAGTCCCAGGCGACCGTTCGAACCCCAGACCCAGTACTCGCACTGCGCGCGGAAGCGGCCTAGGACCTGCCGACACGCTTGGGTCTTGTCCCATGGAACGATGCCTCGAAGAATCCAGCCGGCGACTTGCATAGCATCCGTGAGCGTTGCCAGTTGCCGCCAGTCGACGGAGATAGCGCAGACTCCGCCAGGCTCGACGACGCGCAAGGCTTTGCGCAGAACAAGCTCAACCCATACCGCCCACGCGCGTTGATCTCTTGAGTCGCCCGCGAAGTCTTCCGCGTAGTTTGCTTGTTGTTCTTTGTTGATATACTTCGCGGTCGCGTTTGAGTTGCATCGATCCGCGCGGAACGCTCCGCCCGATGAGTACGGCGGATCTGACACGATCCCGCCAGCGCTTGACGCTGGCAAACGATCCATCCAATCCAACGACTCGGCGCAATCGATCCGCGATTCGTCCAGCGTTTGAGGCATCGAAACGGAAAGCGGCTGGAAAATGCTCGCGGCGCGCCTTGCTTCCAAGATCACGCGCGCGAGCGCCGCCTCCCATTCTTTGGTGCCTTCAAACGTCACGCGTTATGCGCCTTCCGAAGCGTCAAACAACGTTAGGCCGTTGCGACGAATCAGCATGCAATCCAGTTCGACGTCTTCTTTCAACGGGTCCGGATTCTCTTCTTCGGACGTTGTGTTCTTTCCCCACACGCAACGCTCAAGCTCAACCGTGATCGGCGTTTCGTCCAACTCGAAATACTGGACCACGATTTCGAAAACTGTATCCCCGTACGATTCGCCGTCGCCCGCGTCTGCGAGCGCTTGTCGGATCTCTTGGATCGAAGTTTTGTACCCCGAGATCGTCACGGGCTCGACGTTGTATTTCCCGCGCGACCTTCCGCGCGGAGCTTGCGCGCGCCCCATGCCGTACGCCTTGACGCGCTCGCGCGAGTCGGCGTAGCCGATCGACGTGATCCCATAGTAGCGCTCGCCGTTGATCTTGACTTCGATCGATCCCCAGCTGAGCACGTTGCCGTTGACTCTGATTTCGTCTGCCATTGTTTTGTCCTATCCGTTTCGGTGTTTCGTTTGGTCGCTGCTAGACGGATTGGATCTGCAACGCAGGATTCATGAAGCCTACCGACAAGTCAATGAACTCTGGGTAGGCCAAAGGAATCACGCGCCCGTTGCCGGTGAGCGTCTTGGTTGAGAGTAGGTTGTCCGTTCGCGAAAGGGTGAATTGGACCGCGCTTGCCTTTGGCTTTGCGAGCAACGCAGCGCGCATTGCAGCGCGCGCGCCGCTTTCAATTTCGAGCGCTTCGGTTTCCAGAATGTATCCGGTGTTGGCATCGACTCGCACCGGCTTGCTCAGGCGACGGATGAAATAGTTTCGCAGCACCGCGTGCGCGATGTTGATCACACGCCGCTTCGGGAAAATGTCGAAGTCAGATCCCGCCGCCGAAAACACGCGCGGGCGGTTTACGTACACGCCTTGGAGCCCATCCCACGTACGAAACACGGTGAAGCGCGAATCGTCCAGACCGGGATTCAACGACTCGTCGTGCTCGTCTGGATTTCCGTTTGCGTCCGTAATCGAAACGCCGGGAACGGGTCCGCGGTTCACGTCCGCGATATTGATCTCCTCACTCGCGCTTTGCTCAAGTGCGCCGATCGTGTATCCGCTGGGACGCCGATACTGCCGCCCGCTTACTGAGGAAATCGTCTTCGCTGCGCCCGAGCAAATCTCGCCGTGGACCGTGGCCTTGCTGGCGAAGATCGCGTCGAGCGCGGCCTTGTACGTTGCTTCACTTTCGCCGATCAACGGCATGCGCGTGTGCCCGATCCATCCGCGGTACTTGCCGCGAGTCTGCGCCGCGGTGAACTTCGGATCGATCGTGTCAATGTCCGCCGCCGCAAGGTCGCCAACAATGAGCGCGTTTTCCCAGGCGACCGTGCTTGCGAAGATTGCGTCAAGCGCGGTCCCGATCTCCGTTGTGTTCCACTTCGGAGCATCGCCGCGGAAGGTTGCGGTCTCGCCGGCTAGCAAAGTGCCAGCCGAAAAATCGATCTGCACTCCGCCCGATCCGGGAAAGATGAAAAGCGCATCCGTGCCCAACGCCGTCACCGCTGACTTGGTGCGCCCGCCGTCCAGCGACCACTTGAAAGTGATCCCGTCAACGCCGATCGTTCCACCGGCGACGACTCCAAAGTAGAACTCAAAATCATCCCATGGGGCGGTGCCCGCGTCGTCTACTATGACCACGCTTGTTCCGCTTCCAACGCGGACGACCACGTCGCCCGCTGGAGAACTTCCGGCCGTTGTTTGTCCGGTGCGCGTGAATTGGACCGGCTTTCCAAATCGCTCTATCATGATCGCCGCGGCTTCAACCGCTGGACCGTCGCCGAACGATGCGCGCAAGTCGGACGTCCGCGCAAACGTTGCGGGAGTGTCGATCGGACCACTGGACGAAACGCCAACGACCGAAAGCAAGCGACCCGCCGTCGTTGGTATGATTCCGAGCGCTCCGTCAAGCTCAGTGATTTGTACGTTTGGCTGCGACATTTTTTCTTTCTTCCTACGGCGTGGTCGCCGTCAACGTTTTCTCTGTCACGTCGTCCAGCGACGTATCGATCTCCGCTTCCGTATCAACCGGGGCGAGCGTCCAAGGCGAGTCCGGAATCACCGCGTCAACGTAGCAAACACAAACAAGCTCTGCGCCGTTTCGTCGCTCGTTTTTCTCCGTGTTCCACGTCACCGAATCCACATAGAACGTTCCATGCGCGGACAAGTACGCGGCGCGGTACCACGCGTCGAACGCAAGTCGCGTCGCCACGTATTGCGCACGCTCGTTTTCTGGTTCGGCCGGATCGTTCGCTTCGATGTAAACCGTGAACACTTCGCGCAACGTCGCGAGAGATCGACGCTCAACCGCGTCTCCAGTTTTGACCGGAGCGTCCACGTCTCCCGCGTCGCCGTTGGGAGATCCCGGAACCCACGCGATGCGCGCTGCTGTGGTTTTGTGCTTCGTGGGCTCACGCCAACCAAACGCGCGCGCAATGTCGGTGGCTTCCAACGTGAACAAAGCGTCCACGGCATCGAACAAACGAGGCAACGCGAGAATGACCGCCACGGCTAGGCCATCTTCTTTCGAAAGGTTTCTGACGCGCCGCGCTTGATCGCCGCCGTCGTTGTCTTGGGAATGTCGCCGATTGGAATCACGCGCCGCTCGCGCTCGTCACGTGGTCCACTGCCGCGCACTATTCCCAAATGGTGGCGCGCGTATCGCCCCGTGACCGAAATTAAAATAACGGTCGACGAAACCGCAACGGAGATTGCGCCCGCGGCATTTCTTAGTACCGCGCCGCCCGTTTTTGATTCGCGCCATTCTTTGCCGCTTGGATCTCGCCCGCGTGCTGCGTTGCGCTTCGCGTCCTTTTCGACCTCAGTTCGAACGGCTGGCATTGAATCACGCACAAGCGATTCCAGCCCGCGCACCTTTGCGATATGCGCGTCCAGTTCATCGAAGCCTTTTCCGTTTCGTCGCCTAGCCACTGGACGATCCCGTCCCCGATGAATCCTCGTTGCGCCCGGTCAACGCTTGATCGTCCATCCACACATAAGGCGACGCCTCAGAATACGAAAGCGGCGCGCCGCGATTGATCGCCGTTCCGTCCGCGTCTGCGCGCGTTGGAAGATCGAACCAACCCTCGTTGCTATTCGCCGCCTCAAGTAGTTCGGCCATCGCCAAGTCGTGGTCGGCTTTGATTGTCTCCGCTTGCAAGTCGGAAGGATCGACGCCCCGCCGCAACATGATCCGCCACGTGACGATCCGTGTCAGCCAAAGTTGGATCGTTGGCGGTGTTGGCGGGTCGTCATCGAACGCAGCAAACGGCGTCGCGTATCGCTTGCGCAAGCGCGAATCAATCCAGCGCGCCCACGTTTCGAGTTGCGCCGCCGTCCAACCAGCCGACCGTGTTTCAACGTCAACGACAAACGATTCCGGCAGAACCGTACGCAGCTTGAATCCGTCGAGACTTAGGTAGATGGTCATGAGCTTTCACCGCGACTGCCGCGCCCCTTTGCAAGAGCGCGGCAACGCTGAAACGTGGGCTGCGGTTAGCTACCCTGGCAACGGAACATCAGGTACGGGTGGCCCGGCTGACACGTGTTCCGACCTTCGATCGTCCACTGAAGCTTGCGCATGCGCGCAAGCTCCGCGTCCGTGACCGGACCGTGGAACAAAACCGAGAACGGCTCGCGGTCGAGGTACAGGAACGCGCCCAGATCGTTCTTGGTAACTTCCTTTGCGATGACGTAGTAGGTCGTGTCCGACCCGCCGAACGCGCTGCCAAGCTCTGGCGCTTCGATTGGATCGCCAAACCCTTGCGAGCGGATGATCGCTTCAACGTCCGCGCTACCGCCACCGGACGATGACGCTTGCGCGATGAACTTGGCTTCCGTCAACTGAGCCACGCGCGAGGTAAGCGTGGGCGGGTGCAGAATGGCATCGATCTTGAGGAACCGTGGATCCTCTCCGTTCGGCATCATGATCGAAGCGATGTACGCCTTGACCTTATTGAGGTTGTTCAACGCAACGTCCGCCGTCACGCTTGCGTCGATCGGAACGGCGCCCGGATAGATTCCGCTTGGGGTGCTGGTGAAGTCGTTCGCGAACGATCCCGCGCCCACGTTGAACGGATTCACCAAGTGCTTATTGCCGTTGGGCGCGAAGAATGGCTTGCCGTCGTACGTGTTTCCGTTCGCACGGATTGCCGCGGCGAGTGTCTTTTGTGGCCAGTACGCCGCAAGCGCTCCGACTTGCTCGGACCATTCCGCGGCCATTTGGACGCCGTTGCCATCCAAGTCTTCGAGTTGTTCTTTCTTCAACTCAAGACCAGCCGTTGCGTTTTCGTTTTCGTACTCGGTTGTTTGCATCACCAAGTCTTCGAAGATCGCCTGGCCGCCGCCGTGCGATGCATTCGGGCGCTCAATCTTCGCCGTTTGAAGCAGCCAAGAAAGCCGCTCCTTTTTCGACTTGGAGGGAATGATTTTCATCAGCCGTTGGTACCAAAGATTCTCGATGAGTCTCTGGTATTCGCGCGACGAAATCACGCGCATGTTCGATTCGAGATCGAAAAGGAATTCTGGAGTCAGTTGTGACATTCGTTTTTTTCTTTCTTCAGTTCACAGTCAAAACTAGACCGAGAATCCGATCGGCTCAATCACGACACCTTGCGTGGAATGAACACCCCAAACTCGACCCGCGGGCGCGTTGCCTGCGCTGTCGTCGTCAGCGGTAACGGTGGTCGCGTTAAGCATGTAACAGAGTCCGCCAACGTCCGCGGCAACGACCGGCGTTCCGCCCGCGCCGTTGTCGAACCAATGCACGCGGATCTCTTTGAAGAGACGGACGCGAACCTTCGTTGTACCGTCTCCGGTCGTAGTGCCCTCCCCGTTTTCGAGGTAGCCGATCGGACGCAGTGTTGCCGTTCCCGCCGCCGCCATGAAAAGCAAACCGGTGGCGGTATTGATGCAAACCATTTCGCCCTTCTCGCCGGTCTGCGCGTTGGTGAGCGGATGCTCAAAATATCCCCACGCTTCGTTGCGTGTCATTCGCTTTGACATGTTATCGCTTTCCCTTCTCGGCTTCCGCCGCTGTCATCGCCCGCGCCGCGCCGAACGTGAGTCGGTGAGAGTCGCTGACGGTTTCGGTTGTCATCTTCACGAGTCCCATTTGCAAGTCCAGCGCTGACTTGTGCTCAGGCGCAAGCCGCGACGCCGATCCGTCTCCTTGCGTTGCTCCGCGTGTTCCAGTCGCCATTGCGGCGGCTGCACTGCGCCCGGTCCGAGTCGGACCCTTCGCAAGGTTCGCGCACATTTCACGCACGGTTGCCAGCGGTGTCTTTGGCGATGAAAGGACGGCGATCAAGTCGTCTCCGAAGTCGGCGCGCGATGCGATCAACTCGGCGCGCTCTGCGCTTGCGCGCGCCTTGGCGGCGTTCGCTTCCATTGTATGGACCTTGGCGAGCGCTTGCGTTGCAATGCGCAACGCGCTGGCGCTTGCCTTTGCGTCTTCCTTGTCGTCTTCCGCCGACTCGTCTTTCTCGTCGTCTTCTGCCGGCTCGTCTTCCTTGTCGTCTTCCGCCGACTCGTCTTTCTCGTCGTCTTCCGCCGACTCGTCGTCGTCGCTTTCGAGCGAGGCGAGCGCAGCGCGCGCGCGCTTCGCGTCTTCCTCGTTGTCGCCTTCCGCCATCTTTCGAAGCGAAGCGACGGCGTCTTCCATTGGTGTTGCCATTTGCGTTTCTCCTGTTCCTGTTTCCGTTGCTTCCGCATCGGGCGCGAGCGCGTCGAGTGCGAGAGATTGTTGTCGCGTTGCGATCGCCGACGCAAGCCCGGCCGCTACCGCTTGCTCGCCCGTGAGCACCGCCGCTTCAAGCGCCGCGACGCTTTCGACATCGCCGCCCCATCCATGGTCGACGACTAACTCGAAGAACATCCGCGCGAGACTTTCGACGCGTTCTTGTGTGGCTGCGATCGCGTCAGCGTTCAACGGAGCGTCCGGGTTGCCGTCTGCCTTGCGTGCGCCCGACGTGACGAGTTGAACCTTGACGCCGTTCATTTCGTTCTGCGCGGTCGCGTCGATCAACGTATCAATGACGCCGATCGATCCGATCGAAGCGCTGCGCGAAACTCCGATCCAACTAGCGGCGCTCGCCATCGCATAAGCCGCGGACGTTGCCTGCGCTTCGACATGCGCGCGTAGCTCAACGTTGGCCGTGTTGCACATTGCGCGCAACTCGCGCGCGGTATCAAACGCGCCAGAGACGAGCCCGCCCGGTGAGTCAATGTCGAGCAAGATAGCGCGCGGGTTGAGCGCCAACGCTTCGCGCATGCGCGCCTTCAAGCCCTCGTACGAATCAAAACAATAGTCCGCGTGATGCATGAGCGGGCCACGCACGCTTACGACCGCCACGCCCACGTCCGAAAGCGTGGGTGGCGTTGCGCCGATTACGTCGAACAATGCGCCGAACGCCTTGGGATGAATGGCAAGCGCACCATGGGGCACGAAGCGCTGCTGCGTTCGTTCGTTCATACCGCGACCGCCTCGTCTTCCGTTGCGTTGTCCACTTCGATTGCTGCGTCTGCGTCCGCTTCCGCTTCCGCTTCCGCCACGCTCGATTCGCCAGCCGCGGACGTGAGCGCCGCGAACTCAAAGATGGTGAGTTGATCTCGCCAGTCTCCAAACGGCGGCAACCCTTGCGATGCTCGACCCTCAACGACTTTTACAAACTTGGCAACATCGGTGGGCGCAAGCTCAAGTCGGCGCGGCGATTCTTCGCCCGCGGGTTGCGTTTCGAGTGCGACGCCCGCGCGCTCAAGAATCAAACGCACCGCGTTTTCTGTCGGGCGCAACCCGCGACCCGTTGCGAGATCGATCGCTTGCTGTAGCGACACGTCAAACAATAGCGGCGCGTCCGTTCCCGCTTCCACGTCGACAAACGGAACGCCGAATCCGATCGCCAACGCCTTAGCGTCGAGCCTCAGTCCGTGCGTTGCGAGGCTTTGCGTTAAGCTCGCCATCGCTTGCGCGGTGACTTGCAGCGCGTCAGCTTCCGCGCGTCGATCTTGCGGCGGCGCTACGTCCCATTCAACGCTCGCGCCCGGCGTCAACGCTTTCTCGCCGAACGTGTCGATCACCCATTGCGGGAGACCTTGCGTGTTGATCGTGTGCGCTAGGCCGTCCGCCGTTTCTTTGATCAAGTCCGCGCGGATCGACTTGTGAACATCTTGGTTTGAGAATCCAGTCCCGCCATCCGTGGTCACCGTCTGGCCCGCTACCGCGATCACGAATTCATTATTCTGATCTTCGATCGTTTGTCGGAACGCTTCGTATCCTCGCCCGTTGCTTTCGAGTAGCTTTACCTCGTACCCCGGCGTCAATCCGAAGGTTGAGTTGACGCCCCATGCCATGACAGAGCGGAACCATGATTCCTTTTGTGCTTGGCTTGCCGCTTGCGGTGCATACGCAACACGCGCGCTATTCGCAAGCTTCGCCTCCCAGTTGTCGGCATGCATGAGCGCGTGTTCTTTGCGCACGTACGCGCGACCGATCGCACGCCAGAGTCCGTGTTGCCATGGCGACACGCGCCCGCCTGGCATATGCAGAATCCACCGTCCATCGCCGGGCGTGATCGGAAGCATTCCCGCGATCGACCGGTAGTACCATTGATTCTCGTTCCACCGGTACGAAAGGAATTCAGGATCTAGCCGCACCATGACGGGGAAGTCTCGCCCGACCACTGGCACAAGCTCTGCGACGCCAACGCCAAGCTCGACGCCATCCGCGGCAAGCAACGCAAGCTCCTGCGCGGGGAACATTTCGTCGAAGATCCCGCGCGTCTCATCGTTGCCTTGTTGGAGCGGCTTCACGATTTGCTCCGCGCCGCGGAATCGTTTCGGCAAGCGAACAAGCCCACCGGTGCGCGTCGAAAGCACGCCCGCGTAGACGCCGTCCTTGCGCGCGCTTCGCATGAGTCGCGCCGCGTAGCTCAGGTCGCCAGTGTCCGCGGCGTATTCCGCCGACTCAAGATCGCGCGGATACCAACGCGTCTGGGTGCTTGGCGTTGGAGATAGTTGTCCGCCGTACGCGTCGCGCACTTGCTTTACAACGGAATCAGGCGGCGCAAATCGTTGCGCCGCGTTGCTCCGCTGAAAAGTCGATACGCCTAGCAGCGCCGCGATCCTATCCCTTAGTGCCACCCATTTCTGCGTCTACCCCCGCGAGTCCGATCCTATAGCGCGAAGCGTGCCACGCCCGCAAGCGGCCGTCTAGCGGTAGGGATCGATTCCGCCCGTTGGCCCGTATGGGTCCATGGTCCCGCCCCGCGCGGGCGGTTCCTTGTACGTGTCTTCCTGTAGTTCTGCGCCCGTGCCTTCGTTGTCAGGAGTCCATACGGCCAGCGCCACGGCGTCGAATCGGTCGGGCGAGCGCCCCAAGTCTTTGCGAATGTCTTTCTTTGACGTGACTTTCACGCGCCCCGTTGCCTCAACTTGGATCCACTCATACGCGTGCATTTCATTTGCGAGCTTTGCGTCGGGTGGGATCGCGCCTCCATTTTGCATCCATGCGAGCGTTTCACCTACCAAGCAATCGCGCATCCGATCGTAAACCATCGGGTGCTTGTGCGCCCGATCCGATGCTCGCACCGCAAGCAACTCAAACTCTGGCGTGCGCTGATTTGCGAGGTACGAAAGAAAAGTCCCGTAAACCTCCGCGCCGACCATGCCTTCGCGGTCGAGTACGACTACCGGGATCTCACGTTCGGTTCGTTGCGCTCGGATGGATCCGAGCGTGTGCATGAGGATTGCCTCCGCGCTTTGTCCGCGCATCGCAACGATCGACGAGATTTTGTCACCGCGCCGCGACGCCCACGCGGTTTCGTCGCCCGACGGTCCCGCGCCCGCAGGGTCTAGTCCGATCCGCAAACGCCCGACCGCCAACGTATCCGGCCATCGCAACTCAGACTCCGTGATCGTGTGAACCGAAAAGATTTTACCTTCCTCAAGTTCTGCGAACTCGCCCTTGATTCGCACCTTGTAGAGCGCGGAATCTTCGCCCCATTCTTCTTTCTTCTCTTCAATCCACGCGCGCCCCGCGAGTCCGGGAATGGCGCGCGGGTCTGCGTCACCGTAGCGAGCGTTCGGCGTGTCTTCACTGCTAACGGTAATCGTTTTGTAGAAGCGCGCTTTCGAGTTGAACGCTTCGAAAAACTCGCCCGACGTTTTCGTCGGGTTGGAAAACATCGCGACGCGCGCGTCGCCCGCTCGGTTGCCTTCGATCGCCTCGTAAATCTCCGACTTGATCCCGCTCGCCTCGTCCAAAATATAAAGCAGATTCTTTCCCGAGATTCCCGCGACCGCTTCCGCCTCGCGTGCGGTAAAACCTTTCACTTCGCGGAAGTCGGAAGACTTGAGACCCGTGCGCGCATGCTCGCCAATCTCGCCATCAATCCAACTTGAATGATCGCAAGGCACCGCGATCTTCTCGTCTTCGTGGCGCGTTTCGTTTTCGCGTTTGCAGTCAACGCACAATCCGCAGCGCGCGCGCATCATGCGCAACTCGCGCCACAGGATGTCGTCCACCTGCCGCGACGTTGTGGAAGTCATGATCACGCGCGCATCTTCGAACGAACAATAAAACCAAAGCGCAACGCCGGACGCAGAATGCGATTTTGATATTTTGTGCCCAGACTTTACCGCTACGCGTTTGTGATCTCGGATCGCTTCGATGATTTCGATCTGCTTAGACCACGGCTCAACCCCGAGAATCTCCCGGAAAAATAGGACCGGATCGTCGCGGTAGCGTTTGCTGGGCCAGCTAACGCGAGACGTGACCCGCACTTGCGCGAGCAACAAACGCGCGAGCGCGTCGTCGTATGTGTCGAGCGCAACAAGTGCGGGCGCAACGCGTGCGCCGTCCAGATTCTCTGCGATCGAAACCGTCACGCGTTATCGCCTCGGACGCCCCAGCAGTCGGTCAATCTTTCCGCATGCCGCGTCTTCCGTGCGCCATTGCAGATCGTCATAGTAGCGCGCGGCGCTTGCCTTCAACGTGTCGCGCGTCTCGTCGCTTTCCTCATGCGCCGCGATCGTCACCGTTGTTTGCGGGCGTGGCTCGTCGGTGCCAACGCTTTTGACGAATCGCTCACGCACTGCGCTTGCTTGTTTGTCGATCGCTTGCGCGCCCGTGTTGCCGATGTCTTTTGGTAGTTCGTTCACTGTGTTTCGCTTTCGTTGTTTGTTAGCACGGCGGCAACTGCTTTCGCCGCGTCAGGATAGGGGCGGAGTGCTTGCAAGATACGCAAGCAATGCGCACGGAATGCCGGGTGATTCTTCACGTACTTATCTTCGCGTAGCTCTTCTTCGCGTTGGATCTTTGCGATGAGTCCAAGCGTGCGCGATTCGTCGGAGCGCAACTTCGAACGCGTCGCCGTTGTGAGGCTTACGTCGCGCAAATCAATGCGAATGCACGCCAACGAAAAACGCAACTGGAACGCGATCGACGCGTTCGAAGCGGGCGGCGCGGGATAGGGAGACTCGATTGGCGCGCGCGCATTTGCGGGCGGCGCGTTTGCGGGCGGCGCGTTGATTACGATCTCGCGATCTTCGATCGGAGCGTCTGCGCGCGGGCGTCCGCGATCGGCAAGGTCCACGGTTGTTCCCGCTTCCACAGTTTGCGTCCATCCGCGCGCCGCGATCCCGTACTCGGTTTCCAATGCGACTTGTGCGGAGTCATGAGGAATCGAAACGCCATCGCGCCATCGCTTGACCGACGATCCGCCAACGCCGATCCGCGCGCCCACTTTGCGCAAGCTCGCGCGCAGTGCGCACAACTCGCGCTGCCCAACCGTGAGGATTTCAACGCGCGCCATTGTCCCACCCGTGGATTGATAGTGTGCCAAAGCGACGCGCGCGCGTTGGGCCAACGTGCCCAAATGTGCCAAGTTGGGCCAAGCTGTCACTCTCCGGTGCGTATTCACAAC